TGGTGTCGGTCTGGGCGTTCATCGCAGCCCGCTTATCAGGTGGCAAACCCCAACGTGGGCGTGAACTGCTGCGGTTGCTGCTAACCAACACACTCCCCGATAACACCGGGTGAACCATCGGGGCAGGGGTAAGACACCTCTGCCCCTGATTTTTTAGGAGGAAAATACTATGGCTTGCAAAACAAGCTGCCGTCTGTGCCCGCACTTGGTCATCAGTCAGGCGGTCACGTTTGCCGACGATACTCTGACCATCAACATCCCTGCCGGCGCATACCAGAACGGAGAGAAGTATTGCATCGTGGTTGCCCAGAGCTTGCCGGACACGACCACCATCAACGCGCCTGTGGTCATTACCATAGGTGCAGGCACGACCGCATACCCTCTGACCGACTGCAACTGCGCTCAGGCGACTGCCGAGAGCATCCACACCCGCACCCGCTACGCTACCCGTGTGGCAACGTCTGCAACCGGCACTGGCACGTTTAAGTATCTTGGCTGCTTCTGCCGTTCCCACGCCGGTGCGCCAGCATCCATTTCTTGAGGAGGTATAGATTATGGGCAAGAACAATTTTCGCCGCATGATAATGCTCCGTGACCACGACAAAGACCGTGAGCCGGAACGCGACCGCCTTGAGGAAGAGCGTGACCGCAGGGAACGTGAGTTGGAACGCCGTCTGCGTAAGTTGGAAGGTGGCAACGACCGCTATCCCTATTATCCGCAGGAGGAGAACCGCTACATCGACCCCTACCCTATCCCCCGCTACCCTGACGTAGAGAATGGGCGCAGAATGCCGCAAATCGGCTTCTCGCAGAACGGAGACTGGGATAAACGGTCTGGACAGTACGAACATGGCGGTGCGGACAGCCGCTCCATCAAGATGCCACGCCAGCATCTCACCCACGACGAAGCGGAGGAATGGTGCGACAGCATGGTGAACGCTGACGGCACGAAAGGCTGTCACTGGACGCTAGAACAGACACAGGACGTTGCGAAACAGCGCAATATCACCTGTGACCCGAACGATTTCTGGGCTGTCATGAACATGATGTACTCAGATTATTGTCAGGTTGCAAAGCGTCAATCCGTTGACACTCCGGGCTTCTACGCTGACATGGCAAAGGCGTTCCTTGAGGACGCGGATGCCGCAGATGGCAAAGCATATCTCTACTGGGATTGCATTGCTGATAAGTAAACGAAAGAGGGAGCCGGCATTTCGCCGACCCCCTCTTATTATCTTGACAACTGATTATCCTAAGTCAATCTGGTCTTTGGACGCTGCAACAGACAGGTTGTAGACGTACTCCCCTGCCGTGAATCCATGCTTGCGGGCTTCTCTTGTAACAAACGTCCGCTCGCTGTCACTCATAAGGATTGTGATTCGCTTGCTACGTTTGCCGTCACCCTTCTGCCCCTGATGTGAAGTGTAAGGCTGAATCTCCATCGTGCGCTTTGCATCGTTGACAGACAGGTTGGTAAGAGCAATCATAATCTGCTGGTTCTGCTGAACGATGGCTTGCAGGACTTCCGTGTTCTTCATCAGCACTTGCAAGATTGCATCGTCCTGCGTGTCGGGCTTGTTCTCCTGCGGGTTCATACTGTAAGAACCAGTCTTGCGAAGCGTAGGAAGTACATCATGCGTTACCCATCTCTTAAAACGGCGAAGCTTTTCAATCCTTTCCTTGATTTCGATGGGGTACTCATCTGATACCCCATGATTATGCGCTTTTTGTGGCTGCATTGCAAAAAGAAGAGCGTATAACCCGGATTCGTTGATAACAGTCACTGTTTGCTCACGCCCAAGAGAATCTTTGATTTTCAAGGAACGCTTATCGCAATCATCAATCCGTCCGATGCTTCTATTGGGGTTCTTGTCCTGAAACGCATTACATACATCTCTGCCGACAAACCAGTACTCTCCGTTTTTCACAAATGTTCTGATTGAGCCGAACTCTTCGTTCTTAAAGATTTGAAGCGCGTTTCTGTTATCCATCATATCCTCCATATTCAACTGTTTAGCATCTTCCATTCCGACCTCATACGCCTTGTAAGTGATTCGAGATAACGCTTCCGCAATCTCATAATCGTCCTTATTAAGCGGACGGCCACTGCTGTTTTTCTTGAAGTTTTCAAGAATTTCTTCTTTTGTTGCTGGAATTTTCATTGGCTTTACCTGAAAACGGCTTGTAAGAGGTCGCTTCGGATGATATAATGGATTTATCCGAGAGCAATCTCTGGTGTTGAATAAGGTGTTGACTATTCTTTTGCAGGGAGCGGTCAATGCCTTATTTTTTTATTCTTCACTCGCCTTTTCAGCAACAAGCTGAATCCCACGTTTAACAACTTCCGTTTTCGTTATCCCCATTTTTTCAGCGCATTCCTGCACTTCTTTCATTTCCTCTGGGGTCAATCGAACTTCAAACCGTTCAGTCTTTTTGCTATCAGTAGGGCGACCCAAACGCGGACACATACCAACACCTCACTTTTTGTCCGTACAAACATTGTACTATATGTCCGTACAAAAGTCAATGCCTAATACTACAAGATATGATACAGCAAGGGCGTTCCGTTTTGGAACCCCTTTTTTTAATCCTCCAAGAAGTCCTCCAATTCAATCTTCCCCTCTGCCGCCGCAACTGCCAGAGCGTACACGAACTGCCCAATCGTCATGCCGTGCCGCCGTGCTTCACGGTTGATGTACTTACGCTCTTCTTCGCTCATAAGGATGGTAATGCGCTTTGAACGCTTGCCATCGCCACTCGCAACGCCCTGATGCGATTCCGGCATTGGGATTTTTCTCTTTGTCAAGCCAGCTTCAGCTAGTGCTCCGGGAACATTACCCTGTTCGATAAGACGCTGAACTTCTTTCGCCTGTTTCAGCTTCTTTGGCTTACTTTCGCTTACTACGGCGTTATTCGGCTGTGTTTCGCTGACTTTGGCTTGCTTCGGCTTAATACAGCTTAATTGTGCTTCATTAGGCTGTGCATGGCTGTCTGTTGCTTCACTGGGCTTAATCTGTGTTTGTTCGGCTTCGTTTGGCTTTGCTTGGCTTACTTCTTCTTCCTTTGGCTCACTTCGGCTTAATGGCTGTTCCGAAAAAATAGGCTGAAAATCAAACCCGCCAAGCAAACCTGTGGATTTTTTGCTGGTTGATTTCATTTTACGTTTTCCTCTACTTTCTTCGGAAGTTCACGAATTGGCATCCAGTATTCAATCTCTCCCGGATTGAACTGTTTTACAATTCCCCGATTATTCCACCAAAGCCCTTTCCAGTAATAGCCAATATAAATGCTTCCATCTTTACTAGCCAACAAAACTTCTTTCTTCTCTTTAGGCAAATCCCATTCATAGTTTGTTGGCGTCCATTTTTGAAACTCCGCTGTGTCCATAACCGCCACAAGAGCGTCCATATATGCGTCTTTTTCTTCTTTGCTTTTAGCTCCATCCCAGTAGCTAGCAATCTCACTACGAACTCTATCGCCGTCAATTAGTCGCATTTTTATCCCCTTCTACAATCATCTCTGCTAAAGCCTTGAAATCCTCTGCGCTGGTACTCTTTGCCGTGTCGCCACTAAACAGGCTGTGCCGTTCTGCCTGTGCCTTACGAACGCCCATAGACGGTCTAATCTTCACGTCCAGCAGGGTTGTTCCCATGCTCTGCGCAATCACAGGAAGCTGCTCCACAACCTCTTTGGACAGGTTCTCACGGCTCTTGTACTGGTTCAGGAGCAGACCTTCAATCTTCAAAGTCGGATTAAAGTATCTACGAACATCGCCGATGGTCTGCGAGAGCTGACTCAAACCAGCCAGTGCGTATCGGTCTGCTGTGATGGGCACGATAATGCTGTTGGCGGCGATCAGTGCGTTCACAAGCGCAAGACCAAGCTGCGGGGGAGTGTCCAGCACAATGTAATCGTACTGTTCAGACACGCTTTCAAGGGCTTCTCGCAACCTGAAATTCTTGCCCATGTCCCGGACAAGCTGCTCGTCAATGTCCTTCAATGCGCTGTCGGACGGAAGAATATCCCCAGCTTCACAGTGCTGGATTCCTTCCTCTACTGTGCCCTGCCGGGTCATTACGTCAAACAAGGTGCATACGTCCTCTGTCTGTGCGCCATAGGTGTCCGTTGCGTTGCACTGTGCATCGCAGTCCACCAGCAAGACTTTCTTGCCAAGCAACTGCAACGCACCAGCCAGACAGGTGCTTGTGGTAGTCTTTCCTGTGCCGCCCTTCTGGTTGGCGACGGCTATGATTTTTGCCATTTTATCACTCTTTCTTTATTCTTTCACTGGTTCTGGCATCGGCATCCAATGGGTGAATTTCTGATATTTTGTCCTCCACCAACATTTCCCATTCCATTGAGCCGTAATCGTATGCGTTCCACAGAAATATGGCCCATTAGAAACGCAAGACACAAGATACGTTCCTGGTTCTTCTGGTAGCCTGTCTTTCACACTAATCCATTCCATTCTTTCTCCTTTCTGCTTAATGTGCTACATCTGACTACTTCAAGAAGCTATCATCAAACGTAGCGTAATCATCAAGGTCTGCATCTTTCAAAATTGAGTACATATAAGCGCCGGGGTCTTTTTCAATCTTATCAAGCCGCTCACTGACAAGAATCCTGTACGCATTCTCAATGATGTTCACAACAGCCTCTTTTTTCTTGTTAGGCTTGATGTTCGGATACTTCTCCGGCAATCTCTTTGCCACCAGCTTTGCAGTCAAGATACACTGACTTTTAGACATCTCTGGCGCAATAGATGCCCAATCCACATCCTCGTATGCGCCGCTGCGGGGCTTTCTGGCAGGTCGTTGGCTCTTTGGAACATCTTTTAGCTCTACGCTTTCAACCTCGTTAGCTTCCACGTCTATGACTGGCTCATTAGACTTGAAAGCTACATTGAACTTCACAGCAACCGCATTGCGACCTCTCATGACCTTGTCATATTCAACGCACAGGTCTGATACTTCGTTTATTTCAGCTACCGCAATATCAATGACACGCCGCCTAAGATGCTTGAACTCTTGATAGCTAGGTTCTCTTGCGCCAAGCTGTTCCCTTAATCTATCCAGCGTAATTTCTGGCTGGCTCACGCCACGTCCGATGAACTCTCGGAGAATTGAATACAGCAAAATGCTATACTGCGATTTCATATTTGCTGTGTAGCGCAAGCGATACTTGACATATCCACGCTCCGCAATGTCAAAGAAAACAGGTTGCAGAAGCGGGTTACAACATAACGACACAGTAATATTCATCAAACTAGGTTCAAAGTTTACAGTTGCTCTGCTGAACAGGGGATACAGGTCAAACGAGCCTGAACCGTCACCTCTAGGAACTTCAACGGAGTTGTCGATGAAATGCTTGACCTGTGCTTTCAAATTCCTAGAGTTGATTTTTAACCCCAAAAATTCGCAATATTCTTGTAACGTAAACTGAACCGTTGAAGTTTCAGGGTCTCTCGGATTGATGCGGCTAAGATACACTTCAAGTAACCGTAGCTCTCCTGCTGTATAGTCAGTAAACTTTGCCCAAACAAGCTGTCTGCTTTTTTCAACCAAGTTCCCGCCTTTAATATCGGACACTCTTATCACGCCTCCTCTCGTATAAGAGTATATCACAAACAGGTGTACAAATCAATAGCAAGTGTACACCTGTTTCCACTTTTTGTACACCTAACTATCCACATTTCGTACACCTATTTCCACAATCTGTACACCTATATCCATTTTTTGTACACCTCTTTACATTATATAAAACAAGACTATTAACAAGATTATAAAATAACTTCTACTAATAACAGAAGAAGAAAATTTTCCACAAAATCTTTTCTTTCTCTCTTAAAAAGTGGAAAACGCAAAGCAAATATCGCTAAATAAACAGATGTTCAACACCCGAAAGGTTGAAACACTTAACGGTTAGGTTTACCTAACGTGTACAAAAAGTGGATGAAAAAATTTTAAGTCAATGTTATGGGGGGACGGATTGACGAACCGGCCAATCACAGGTAATAGATTGACGATAATTCGTTATTTATTCCGCGCGAATATTGTCGATTTCCGGTCTATGGGGGACGAAATGACAAGGTAAATTTGCCCGATAGGTGTACAAAAAGTGGATGAACGTGTACAAAATGTTCTTCAAAAACTTCGATAATTCGACAATCAGCCACTTATGTTATTTGGATTTACAGTATAGGAATCGTTAGACTTCATGGCAGCTTCTGTTCCAGCGTCCTGCGCCTGATAGAGAATTTCCATCTTTGGGGCTGTTCCGTTCGGGTCTGGGTCTGTTCCGGTAGCCTGTGCCATCTCATAGCTACCAGACACCATCCGGCAGACAGAGACCCTGTCCTTTAACGGCGTATGGAGGTTTGCCAGAATCTCCGTCAGTACGCCGATGTGGTCTGAGCCGTGATCTCCGTACCGGATGTACAACAAGGCATCTATCTCATAGGAGGAACACTCCATCATAGCATCTATGAGAATCTGACGTTTTCTCATATCGGAAAGGTCGTCCTCAAGATGTTCTAGCAGTCCCGGATGAATACAAGCGTCCATGTATCGAGCCACCGATACGCCGCAGCAGGTGAACCAGCGCATAGCCATCGGCAGGGAGATAGCTGCCAGGCCTTGCTCCCAATTTGCTATCGTGCCACGATTCACGCCCATTTTTGCAGCCAACTTCTGCTGGCTCAAGCCAGAACGCATTCGAGCTATCTCTAATGCTTTGGCTGTTCTTACCAAATATTCATCCATAAATTCTCACCCTTTCAACAAAATCCGGCAAAACTGCCGGGTTCGACAAGCCAAAAAATGGAAAAAGCTGCTATGGAGAACCAACAGCAGCCTGTGTTATAACTGTATTGTCAAAAAATTCCAAAGAAGAAGGGAACAAAAATGAGAGAAACTGTAATCTGGAACCATGAACGTATGCCGATCATCGACGGAATGCCCGCTAGCGTTCCCGATGGGCAACCACACACACCTGAACCATGGGAGGAAAGCTAATGATCCGAACCGTAGATGATTTGATTGTCCCATACGCTCGCAGACGGACGCTGGAGCTTGTACTGAGCCTTTCTGGGTATGAAGCTGATAAAGATGCTTACCTCGAAGCAAAAGGCATTCTGGAACGCGCAATAGCCGCCTTAGACGATGGGCGCGACCCGGCAGACAATATCGAACGCATTGACGGACAGCTTGTGGAACTGTGAAAGGAGAAGAAGATGGACTTTACGAATGGATTCTATAAAGCCGAGAACCCTGTCGTTTTTGAAGAAGTGAAAACTTTCCTTCAGTCAATGGAACGGCGTGGAGCAACCGTAAAAGACTTGGACGATGCCATTGTGCAGTTAAACAATGTTTCGCACAGCATCAGCACAAACGCTCTCGTAAAAGCAGATGTGCTGGACAATTTACCGGATAACCCTTTTCGTTCCATGCTCAACGAAATGTTACAAAGCAAAGGGTAACTTAAACTTAATGTGGCTCTTAATCATTGTCATTGCAATTTTTGGTTTCCCTGATACAAAGTAACGGATGGAAAAATCATTTAACCTCAGCAAAGTTGTTAAAATGATATTGACTGTACAACAGAAAGGTGTATAATCGTATCAAATGAACATCCGAACTTACCGATCGGGAGGATATGCCACAATGAGTGAACAAGAAAGAGCTAAGATTGACAGGTTTATCGCATGGCTGCTGGAACACCCAGATAAGATTCCGGCAGCGGAGCAAGCCTTAGGCCTAGAATAACAGAAAACCCCTTGCGCAGAGCTACACCAGCCCGGCACAAGGGGTTTTTATTTTACCGGGTCAGAACCATTTCTTTTTTCGGTTTCTACGGTAACGATATTTTCTGCTGTTGCCATATAGTACACGGTCATTGCCTTTTAACAAGGCTTGCATGAACCAGAAGCAAAAGGCACAGCCACACAACAAGTAATACACGGGCGTTCCTCACATCTTCTCGATCAGGTTCATCAGCGCTTCACGCTGCGCTGTCGGCATAGATTCAAGCTTTTTTCTAATCCGCTCCACTGCTGCATCGACTTCACTTTGCGGCTGCTGGGGCGGGTTTTCTTTTTGCTCGCCAGAAACCAAAGCATCCACGCTTGTTTCAAAATAAGAAGCTATCTTATCAAGCGTTTCATATTTCAATGTTTGCTTTCTTCCGTTCTTCAAATCGGTCAAAGACCCACGACTTGCGCCCGATTCCTTGCACATAGTGGTCACGTTTACTCCACGCTGCTTGCAGAGTTTTTCAATATTTTCGTACAAGTTTGCCATAATTCCAGTCCTCGCATTGTAAGGGTTGCTGAAATTACGCGAACGCTTAAAAAGGCCTTGCATTTTACGCGAAAGCGTATTATACTAAGACCGTACCGCGAAGGCGTAATGAATGATTTCTAGCAACTTCATTATATTACACTTATGCGTAAAAATCAATAGCCGGAGGTGAAATAATGGCTGAAAAAAAGCCTCTGTGTGACTTTGGCAAACAAATCGAGATTGCTCTTATCCAAAAAGACAAGACCAATGACTGGTTGATTGAAAAAGTCAAGGAGGATACTGGACGATATTTTGACCGATCTTACCTTTTCAAGGTCAAGACAGGAAAGCTGGAAACGCCCGGAATCAAGAAAAGCATCTGCCGGATTTTGAACATTCAGGATTCGGGAGCATAAGAAAGGAGAGAAAATGGCAAACATTCAAGTTTTTGAATATCAGAATAACAAGGTTCGCACTGTTGATATGGACGGAGAAGCGTGGTTCGTTCTGAAAGACGTGTGCGCTGTGCTTGGTATTAACAATAACCGCATGGCTGCTGACCGATTAGATGATGACGAAAAGGGTGTCAGCCTGATTGACACCCTTGGCGGCAAACAGGAAATGGTAATTGTCAACGAGAGCGGTTTGTACCACGTCATCCTACGCAGCGACAAGCCAGAAGCGGCACCGTTCCGCAGATGGGTCACAAACGATGTGCTTCCTGCAATCCGTAAGACCGGAAGCTACAACGCACCGCAGCTCACACGCTCGCAGCTCCTTGCAACTGCGCTGATCGCAGCGCACGAAGAGCTGGAAGAGAAAGACAAGCAGATTGCAAAGCTGACACCGGATGCTGAGTTCGCTCGTGCTGTGTGCATTGCGGACAACTGCCGGACGGCCACCAGCATTGCGAAGGACTACGGTCTGACTGCTGAAAAGCTGAACAAGCTGCTTTACAGCCAGCGAGTCCAGTACAAAGACAGCGATGGTCAGTGGGCGCTGTACAAACCCTATCAGGGTAAGGGCTACACCAAGAACCGCAAGGGCAAGGCCATTCAGCGCTCTAACGGTAAGACTTACATTCCAAACACGACGGTCTGGACGGTCGAGGGTGAAAAGCTCATCCATGAGCAACTCAAGAAGCTTGGCATCACGCCGAGAATCGAGACCAGGGCTGTTGTAGAACAGCAGGATTTCGGTGGATGGGAGGGCTGAACATGGAACAGATTATCGCCTTAAAGGTTGACCTTGAATACCCGGAAGAAGCCAAGTTTGCCATTGACGCCGCGGCCAAGACCTACTCAGATTTCAAGCGTGAGCAGGCGACAAGGCGCTTTGTAGAAAATGGTTGTACGCCGGAAGATGCAAAGAAAATCGCAAAGTTCATCCAGTTTCTTGACCAGTGTTTTTCTGAACACAATGAAAGAGCCTTAAGAAAGGCAAGTGAAGTGGATGGAAATTAAATACTGTGAGCGCTGCGGTGTCTTTCTTGGCCTTGTAAATCCGTGCAAGAAATACTGTGAAGAATGTAAAATCATTGTTCGAAGAGAACGGCAGGCTCTTATAAAGAAAGGAATCAAGGCTAATCCGGAACCGGCTTTATGCGCTTGGTGCAAGAAACCAATGGTTCGGAAGGTCTGGTCTCAGAAGTATCACCCTGAATGCGCAGCAGATGCAAACAAGGCTTTGACCAAAAAGTACAAAGCCAAAAAGCAAAAAGAGCTGAATGAGCTAAAAGCATCTGGTGAGTTCAAAATTACTTGGGATGTGCAGGAGCCAGAACGTGCGAGACCTCAAAAGCACGAGCCTCCAAAGTATACCGTGCGACAGATGAACGATGCCGCAAAACGATATGGCATGAGCTACGGCCATTACAGTACTTTACTTGCACAGGGAAAGGTGAAGGCCCCTGATGAACGGTAAATACTACGGCAAGCGAGAAATTCGCTGGCACAGCCGGGAGAAAGACCGGCTAGAACGCATCGAGAAAGAAAGAGTGAGCAAAAATGAAAAAAATCAAGGTAAGAATCACATTCACCGAAGCAGTTCTCGGCACATGGCCTAGCAATCAGAACATTGCACGCGAGTTCATCGCCAGCAAGTCACCTGACGCAAATACTATCGAGGACGAAGTGGCCGCTTTGGGCGCTGATGCTGTGGCAGATAAGGGCATGACCGTGTTCCCTCGCAACGAGAACGGCGAACCCATCCTGTATGACTACCAGATCAAGGGCTTCTTTAAGGATTCTTGCGGTATGCTGGGGCGTATCGGCGGCAAGACCGAAACCGGCAAAAAGAAAGCCGTCAACGAATCCGGAAAGCTGACGGCCTACAAGAAGGTCATTGATGGGTTGATTTTCGTTCAGCCCCGCATGATTCCCATTCATGTGAACGGTGAGATTACCGAGTGCCAGCGCCCTCTCCGCGCCCAGACCGCGCAGGGAGAACGTGTAAGCCTTGCCAACAGCGAGCAGATTCCCGCTGGTTCGACCTGCGAGTTTGAGGTCATGCTGCTGGACGAATCCCACGAGAAGGTCGTGCTCGAGTGGCTGGACTACGGCGCTCTGCGTGGCATTGGCCAGTGGCGCAATAGCGGCAAAGGCCGTTATACCTACGAAATCCTCAATTAACTGCTATGGCTGGGCGGGGCTGTGCTGCACACGGCGTGGAACGGCAGCGGCATAGTGACGATTGGCTCAGAAATGCTAAGGCAACGCCTGGAGACGAAGCGACTTGAGCGGCAACGGCGATGCGCTGATTTGACGAGACCTGCAAAGGCATGGCGGAGCAAGGCTCAGACGAGCAATGGCATTGAATGGAAGAGTGATGCAAAGGCTATGGATGCAAGGCGTAGCTTTGATAAGCAATGGCAATGCAGAGCAAGGCGATGGCAAAGAATAGAAACGATAGGCTAAGGCATCGAGTAGCTAGGAGCAGAATAGCAAAGGCAAGGCGGGACAATGTACAGCGCAGCGAAGGCAACGTATGGTATCGACATGATTCGCAACGGCAAAAAACGAAAGGAGACAAGATGAAAGCGTTTATTGAAGTTGCCCTGATGTGGGGCATAGCACTGGCGGTGGTTTTGGCGGTATTTCTGCTGAACTTCTGGATGGCGCATCACATCGGAATTCTGGTAGGTGCATCAGCTGCCCGTGGAATCATCACGGCATCTGTGGTAATGGCGACGGCATGGATACTGAGTTTTGGAGGTAATAAGAGTGAAAAGCCTGAAAGCTAATGTCCTTTGTACGCTTGGAATCACGTTAGCGATCTTTTCGGTAGGATGCGGCGATGCAATCCAGAAAAGCCAAAGCACAGTAGCAATGTTTGGATACGTTTTCCTTTCGTGTAGCTTCCTCGCCGCAGCACTCGTCTTGTGTGCCATTGGGGTCAGCTCTGAAAATGAACGTATTGAACAGGAAAATCGCAAAGTAAAACGCATTCCTCACCACACGAACGAGTGGAGGGATGCGCGATGAAATGCCCGATGTGCGGTAGCGAAAACGTCACAACGGTTGACAGCCGGTCAGACGATGACAGCATCGCTCGACGCAAGAAGTGCCTTGTATGTAACTACCGGTGGTCTACCATCGAAATTGACAAAGACCAGTGGCACAGCGCACTTCAAATCAAAAAGCAACGAAAGAGAGGGAGACCGAAAGATGATTAACCTTGACAGATTCGGCGGCGTAACCGAGCCGGAGGACGGCGTGTATTTCCTAACCCATGAGCAGGAAGTAGAAGCCAAAGAAGCTGACCGGCTGGCTGAGATTAAGGACTTGCAGTCTGAAATCGAGGACAGGGAAGCGGAGCTGAAAGACCTCCGTGCACAGTTGGCAGAACTGATGGCTGGCTGACTTTTGTACAGCCAAGTTAAGCCAAAGTAAGAACAATGAAGCCTAATGAAGCCGAAGAAAGGAAACGTATGGACAACAGCAAAATCCATGAAGCTCTGATGGCTGTTCAGTCAGAGTTGAAAGCCCCGAAGGGGCAGATGAACAAGTTCGGTGGATACAAGTACCGCTCGTGCGAGGACATTCTCGAAGCGGTCAAGCCCATCTTGAAAGCGCATAGCCTTGTGCTGCGGCTTTCCGACAAGCCTGTTATCGTTGACAGTTGGCACTACATCGAAGCCACTGCAACAGTTGAATCGCAGGATGGTGCTACCTACACGGTGACTGCATACGCTCGTGAGCCTGAGTTTAAGAAAGGTATGGACGATTCGCAGATTACCGGCACTGCAAGCAGCTACGCTAGAAAGTACGCTCTGAACGGTCTGTTCTGTATTGACGATACGAAGGACGCTGACACGGACGAGTACCAGAAGCAGACCACAAGCAGGGCAAACAAGCCCGCGCAGAAGCAAATGGAAGCGGAAACCATCCCCCCATGCGCTTGCTGCGGAAAGCAGTTACAGCCTATTCAGTACAACAACCGCACCGTCACTCCGCTGGAAACTGCAAGAAGCACGAAGAAACGCTTTGGGCGTGTCCTGTGTTGGGACTGCGCTCAGAAACAGCCGAAGGAGGGCTAAATAATGCTCAACTCTATCGCAATTCAGGGGCGTCTGGTTCACACGCCCGAAGCTAAGGTCACGAAGTCTGGCAAGGATGTTTGTACGTTCAGCATTGCTTGCGACCGCCAGAGCGGCGGTCAGAAGGAAACCGACTTCTTTAACTGCACCGCATTTGGTAATACGGCATTGTTCGTTTCCAAGTGGTTTCAGAAGGGCAGCCTGATTTTGGTGACTGGTAGCATCCAGACCCGGAAGTATACCGACAAGCAGGGAAACAACCGCACCGCAACGGAAATCATGGCAAACAAAGTTGACTTCTGCGGTGGCAAATCGGACAGCAAGCCCGCCGATCGGGCGCAGGATGCACCGCAAAACTACTCTCAGGGCAACGCAGACGACTTCTCTGTAATTGACGACAGTTCTGATCTCCCTTTTGACTAACGGTTACGCTACCGGGACAAAAGGCGAGAAAGGAACGCTATGTTTTACCGTCCGAAAGTAGTTAGATGCCGCCTGAAAACTGGCGGGAAAAGCATCGAACAAATCAAAGAATCCCACAAGGGGCAAGGGCTGGTTTATCGGGATTTTGAAAGTCTCCAACAGATGTACGATGCTTTTTCTGGATTGATTGTTGAACTGTCCCTTTGGGAATACGACAACCACGAAAGCTACCATCTCGAAAGCTGGAAGCCAGAAGATGACGAAAAAGTTATGATGGGCGTTTATTACGCAGAGCAAATGCATCCATTCCCCCGATACAAGAACGATTTTGAAAAATTCAAAATGGATTGGGAAGCGAAAAAATATGAATGCGAAGGCGCATCTCTTGTTTTTGAGCCAGCAGATGTTGAAGAACTCGAAACCATCTGCGAAGAAGTTCCTTCGTCTTGACCACCTACCTTATATAAGAGCTGTGCTATCTGGCTGGACGGGCGCTTGGAAAGATGATTACCTGTTGTCTCAACTGCACATCACGCCACCAAGCCTGCCACGACACTTGCGAAAAGTACAAAGCAGAGAAGAAAGACTTCGAGGAACGCAAGGCTTTCGTGTATGAGCTGAACAACAGCCAGAGCGTGTACCACCGCGATTATGAGGACAAGCACCGGGAAAAAGGCAAGAAGCGGTTTCTTGGAAGTGAATTTAGAGGTGAACGAGGATGAGCAAGGCAGTGCTTATTAGCATCAGACCTGACTGGTGCAAGAAGATTCTCCGCCGTGAGAAGACCGTTGAGGTGCGTAAGACCAGACCGAAGCTGGAAACTCCGTTCAAGGTTTATATCTACTGCACGAAAACCGCTGAAGGATGGTTACGGACTGCTCCTGTTCAAGGTTTGCAGCGAATGGATGGTTTGGTTATTGGTGAATTCATCTGCTACGAGATAGACACTATTCGGCGGATGGGAATCGACAATAATTTTGATTATTGCTATCTATCTCTCAACGAATTCGGAAACGATGACATAGCGATAGAGATACGGGATATCAAAAAATCCCGCATTCCAAAGTCCGAACTGAACTCCTATGCAAAATCTGCGCCAGAGCTGTTTGCATGGCATATCTCTGACATGAAGGTTTACGATGCGCCCAGAAGCCTTGACGAGTTTTCGAGATTTGGTTTTTGGGGAATAAACGGAACCGGAGTTTGCGGAAATTATTGTTGCGAAAATTACGAACCGCCCGACAGTTGTATGACACCTCCGACTTGCAAAATCAACGGATGTTCCGTTTACCGCCCGCCTCAAAGCTGGTGCTATGTCGAGGATTTTTGCGAATGAACACCGGCAAGCAGTTTGAAGCAGACTTCAAGGCATCCGTCCCATCCGATGCGTGGTGCTACCGCCTAAAAGACAGTGCTGCCACCTACTACGGCGGCAACGAGAACCTGTCGTTTTCCATCGACAACATCTGCGATTTCCTTGTGTACCGATACCCGATGAACCACCTGTTTGAGCTGAAAACCATCGAAACGCCCTCTATCCCTCTAGAAAAGGTGTTCGGCAAGTACGACAAGGAAAAGTGCAAATACCGCAAGGAAAAGCACATCGCGGACATGGTGGATGCAATGGGGTATAGCGGTCAGACCGCCCATGTGATAGCCAATTACCGGGCGGTCAACCGCACCTTTGCAATCCCTGCCAGCAAGGTTCTAGCGTTCCGATACAACGAAAGCCGCAAGAGCATCCCTTGGCAGTGGGCAGAACAAGAGGGGATAGAGGTAAAAGCAAAAAGGCTGCGTGTCCATTGGCGGTATGACGTGGATGCACTGCTAAAGAGATTGGAGGAAGAACATGAGCATGAAATGTAACCGCTGCGGAGAAGTGTTTAATCCTGAACCGCCCGATGAGATGGGGAGGCGTAAGCCCAATGCCGTGATTCTGGTTGACAAGAACGTGCATGACGCATGGGACTACTGGAGTTGCGATTGCTATGATGAACCGTTTCTTTGCCCCTCTTGCATGGCAAAGCTGAACGACTGGCTGAAAGGAGAATAAAAATGGCTGAATATTATGTTGGATGTGGGATATTTGGGGAAATCTATGCCGGAAAAATAACACCACCTCGAAAGGATGGTTCGCAGATGTGGAAAAACAAATCGGATGTGACTGACGGAGCAATCGAAGCGGTCGTGAACCATTTCATTATAGAAATGGATCGTGACGACAAGAACAAAATTCAAAAAGCATGGGGAGTTCGTGGCAATAGAACGCTAAAAGTCACGTTTGAACTTGTCCCAAACAAGGAGTGGTCAGATGAATAAATTCGGAAACTGCCCCTTGTGCGGAAAACAAGTCAAGCCGACCAACCTCCGCAAAATCGCACGACAGAACCAGTTGTACGGCTTTCGCATGGCTTTGGATGGCATAGCCGCCACATGGGGCGCACTGATTCAGAACCTTCGGTGCGATGCAGACCTAACCGATGAACAGGTACAGAAAATCATCCGCATCGGTGACAGGTATTTGGAGATGGTCGGCAAGTTCAAAGAAGAGGACATGACCCCTGACGAGTTCGCAGATTACATCACAGCAAAGTCAGAACAGGTCGAAAAAGAGCTGAGGGAAAGGTGGAGCTGATGAATAAGCACAGAAGAAAGCAGATCCACGAAATCGCAGACTTGCTTAGCCAGTTGAAGACGCAGATTGATGCACTATACAGTGAAGAATCTGCTGCTTTTATAAAAATTCAGAAGTCTATGCGTAATATGGTTGCATACGAAATCTCAAAAAACGCAGTTGATATGCTCGAATCTGCATCTTTGAGGGTAGAAAACGCAATCACATTTCTTGAAGATGCGGAGGGCTGAGAAAAAGGTGGAGCTGATGGATAAGGAACAACTTGCCATCGCACGGTTGCAGGACGCTGCAAGGCTATCCGAGCATCGGTACAAGAAACCGCTGATGGTCACATATTCTGGCGGAAAGGATTCACAGGTGCTTGTGGCTCTAGCTGAACGTGCAGGAATCAACTTCGAGGTAGTCAACAGCCATACCACAGCAGATGCGCCGGAGACGGTCTATTTCATCCGTGAGCAGTTCAAGGCGATGGAAGAGCGTGGAATCAAATGTTCCATCGTCATGCCACAATACAAGGACAAGCCTGTGTCCATGTGGACGTTGATTCCGCAGATTATGGTTCCTCCAACAAGACTGATGAGGTATTGTTGCTCAATATTGAAAGAAACGTCCGGGAAAGACAGGTTTATTGCAACCGGAGTGCGGTGGGCAGAATCCAACTCCAGAAAGAACAACCGTGGAATAATGGAATTTAATCATCGCAATAAAGAAAAAAGAATTACGATGATGGGCGACAACGATGAAAAGCGACAACTGTTCGAGACCTGCAACCTCAAAGGCAAGATGACCGTCAATCCGATCGTGGACTGGTCTGACGATGATGTGTGGGACTACACGCACAGCGAACACTTGCCTGTTAATCCACTGTATTGCGAAGGGCAAAAACGTGTTGGCTGCATTGGCTGTCCTATGGCCGGTAGGGGGGGCAGACAGCGTGAGTTTATGCGCTGGCCTGCTTACGAAAAAATGTACATCTCTGCGTTTGAACGAATGCTTGATGTCAGAAAAGCAAAAGGCCTGCCGTGCGACTGGCAGACCGGCATGGACGTTTTTCGTTGGTGGATGGAAGATGACAACGTCAGCGGTCAGTTGAGCATGGACGATTTGATGGAGGATAACAATGGCATTGTTGAACCATGAAGAAACGATTGCGTTTTTGACGCAAAAGGAAATTCAAGACGCTTTCTGGATGCGACCGCAGAAACGGTGCGTGACAAGTGTAAAGTTTAAGTGCGATTTGTGTTTGACTGAAACGCAGATTACAGACCCTCGATTCGCAACGGAAGTGATGAAAAAGAATCCAGAAAGTCCAAAATGCCCGATTTGTGGCGAAATAATGAGATGCATAAGTTGCGATGTAACAGTGAGGGATTAGTATGTTTGAATTTGCAACCCGCTGGCTGGTCTGCCTAGTCCTGCTGGCGGTGGTAGTTCAGTCCGAACGGACAATCAAAGACGCGGCAGATAACCTGTTTGAAGAACGTCAGGCAATGCTTGTCTGGTTGTTCATCAACGTGTGTCTAGCCGTTTGTACGGCTGTTGTGATGGGGTGGAAATGATGATTCAGGAAATCAACATGATAGGGCGTGAAAGGCTGGCTTTTCTGTATGGTCTTTATAGCGGATGTGCTGAATCCGAAACTGAGATTAACACCAAAGGCATTTATCAGAAAATCGCTTCCGAGTTAGCTTGGTGTTTAGGATTCAACGAGAACGACAGCAAATGTTATGAGATGAACGGGGAATGACTGATGGAAAACGAACTTTACTGCCCGATGAAGATGACCAGCAATCCGCTTGGTCGGTGCGTCTGCGAGAAAGAAAAGTGCGCATGGTGGCGGCAGTTGGACAACTGCTGCTCTATTTGGTGGATTGCAACCAGTCTGGATAAAATCGAAACGAAGATGAAGAGGTGAGAATGTGAAGCTGGTTGATGTTGAGCCAATCATTGTAGCGTGGAAAACTGTTGGTGTTGACAAAAAGAATGAAGCGAAGCCGTTTTTTGGATAGCAAAAACTTCATCGCATACATACAAGGACAAATCAGAAACAGCATTGGAGATGTGTTTTTAGATTTAGCCAACGTATTGGAAAAATCTGAGCCCGCCAATATATGGTTTGATGCCAAGAAAGTTTTACCCGAAAAAGACAAAGAAGTTCTCGTAAAAAGAGAAAAGTTCGGCATTGAAATTGCATTTTTATCTTATGACGGATTATGGCAAGACAACGAGTGCAGTGTACTTGGAGATGTAACTCATTGGACGTATCTTCCTGAACCGCCAAAGGAGGCCTGATACATGGCAACACCCCCGAAGCGTGGTCGTGGCAGACCGCCGCTGACCGAAGCTGAAAAGAAAAAGCGTGAGAAGCGGGCGCAAAAGGCGAAAGAAGAAGCCTCTGCGAAGCGTGAGAAAGAGCGAGAGAAGAAGAAGCAACAGATGCTTAATAAGCGGAAATCTATTCGATCACAGGTGAGTAAAAAGGTGAAAGAACAACAGGAGTTAGCAATCACGAGGTCTAAGATGCTGAATACAGGCGATTTGCAGTCGAGAATCGGTGACGAAGAGGACAAGAAGGTCATCGGCATGATTGCAGCCAAGTATTTTGGCGACCTTCCGAGCGTGGACATGAACAACCCGATTGAAGTGCAGCAACGTCTTGACTTCTTCTTTGACGCTTGCATCGAAGCCAGAATCTCCCCTGTTGTGGAATGGATTGCACTGGTGCTGGGCATCGAATGGGTTAGCCTGAAGCAAATTATGGCGGGCAAACGCCGTGACGACAGCTTGCAGCAGAAGTACATCCTGAAGCTGATTCTGCAAATGCAGTCTATGTGGGCATACAACGGTATGTACGGTCAGGAGAACCCGGCAGAGTGGATTTTCCGAGCTAAAAACTACTTTGGTATGCGTGACAACGTGGAAGTCACCGTTGCGCCGCCTGAACAGCCGTTGGGCGACGCTCAGAGCGCAGAACAGTTGGCGCAGAAGTACCAGACGGCTTTGCCGAAGGAGATGGTTGACGTGGAGTATAGAGAGGTGGGAGAGAATGCAGACTGACAGAGGAATCTACCACAAGCGAGTATGCGACCGCTGCGGAGCGGCTTTAGGCGGTAGGATGATGAACCCTGACGAATACTTCAAGGACTGGGCATGGCGCAGGGACACAGGCGACATATGCCCGGAGTGCTATGCGGAGTATAAGCGAGTGATCGAGCGGTTCAATAGGGGAAAGAGAGGGCAAAGATAATGAACATTTACTGCACCGCCAAACATTGCTCTTGCATGGGCATCAAACAGTTCTCTGCTGGCAAGGCTATCAGATGCACGGCGGAATCCTGTAAGAACAAATCTGAGCCGTCCTGCGGCTCTTGCAAATGGTACGCAGAGCCGGAGGGCGTGTGTGTGAACGACCAGTCAGAACACGTTGCAGACTTCGTGTGGGACGAACGTGGATGCAAGGAATGGGAGAAGAAAGATGACAGCAGGGGAGAAAATTAAGAAGCGCAGGATTGAACTGAACGTCAAGCAAAAAGACCTTGCGAACAGAATCGGCGTAACAGCCGCTTTCATATCGGCTATTGAGTGCGGAAAGCGCAGATGCAAGGAAAGGTGGCTTTTCAGAATTGCAACCGTCCTTGACTGCACCATATATGATTTGCAAGATGACGAACCTAAAGGTTTGATTGACCACACCAATGATGACTTCGGTGCGGTCTGCAACTGTGCTGTCCGCTACTGCTTAGGCAGACGGTCGTATATGCCTAGCCTTGTTTGCAGATACATTACACCGCTTCTGCCGGAACTGACGGACAAGACGCTGGCTTGCCTTGAACGTGACATTGCAGAACGCAATCGGACAGGGTTTGACTTTGGCGATTCCTGCGACTATGAGACGTGGGATGCGTTCTACAAGGCAGTTTGCAAGGAGATTGAAAGGAGAAAGAAAAATGTCTTTGTTTGAAATTGTACTCGGTTTTGTTTTGACGACAATGATTGGTTTTGTGTTCGTTTCACCGATTTATTTGATCGAAAAATATATAGTTCTTAGTACTTTGGACGAATACATAGACAACGTGATTTTGAAAGCCATTGCGGTTGTAGCAATCAATGTTCTTTTCTTTCTCGTTGGTTTTGTAGTCATCTTTGTCGTTTACGGTTATAGGTGTAGATAACACGATTTGGGGAGAGAACAGGAAATGGAAGTCAGACCGATTGATGCTAATGAACTACGTCAAAACATCGAGGTGTGGATTCATGAGTATAACGATGGAACAATAGGTAACTTGTCGTTAGACGATGTGCTTGACTACATTGACGATGCACCGACTATCGAGGTGAAAGACAATGGCTAACACACTCTGGCATCCGGCAAGCGAACCGCCACGAGAGCGGACGCACGACTTGTTGCTTGCGGCCAAGACAATGTGGCGTGATAAAGATGGAAAAATGTTGCAAGGAATCTCGCCAACAGCGTACTTTCTCGGCTGTTACGCAGACGGTCAGTTCTGGGATGAGATAGGCGAAAGACTGCCGAAAGGTGTGACGGTGACACATTGGATGGCGTTTCCGATGGTATAGAAAAGAGGTGAAAACGATGGCGAACTGCAAGCGAAAAGTCATTGAAAAATGGGAAAAACGCTACAGAAAGGACTAAAGAATGGCACAAGATTTCAAGTTTTTTGCATCATATCTTGACGCTGCAAGCGAATTAAGCGAAAAAGATTGCAAGGATTTTGTCTATGCAATCGTCCAATATGGCATCAACGGCGTGGAACTTCCGCTCAAAAAATCGATGAAACCGATGTGGATTTTGGTGAAACCTACGTTGGATTCTAGCAGAAAATTACATGAATACGGCAAAAATGGCGGCAGACCGAAAAAGCCCCCTTTTTCAAATTCAAAAAGCCCCCTTTCTGAAAATGAGAAAGCCACTGAAAAAGCCTCTCTTCCTATGGATATGGATAAGGAAAAGGAATATGGATTAAAGAAAGAATGTGAGAAAGAAAAAGAGCCAGTCAAACGCTTCAAAGCCCCGACTATCGAGCAAGCAAAAGAATACTTTGCCGACAAGGGTTACATGGAATCTGAAGCAGAGCGATTTGTTGACCACTTCACAGCGAATGGTTGGAAGGTTGGTAAATCGCCCATGAAAGACTGGAAAGCTGCTGCACGGAACTGGATGCGTAACGTGAAGGACTGGAATGGTGGCTATCAGCAGACAATGGCTGAATTGCCTGACGAGGGAGACTTTCTGCGGTGAATATTGAAAATCAGACCCAATACATCCTGCTGGGGGCAGTCCTCACGTTCTCGGAATACGCCGATGTGCTACAAGACCTTAAAATCGACGATTTCTGCCCTGAACTGCGTGATACATTCGCTGCCATTCGTGGTTATTGGGAACACAGTGACAAATGGAACCCGGTAGAAGTCATGGGGCGGTACGATAACTGCAAGAAAGCAATGGGTGAATGTCTGGATGCCTTCGGCGCAGAGTTCATCCGAAACGTCACCCATGATATGATGCTTGGATGGGCTGGAATCGTCAAGGAACAGGCAGCGTTGTCCAGAGCCAGAGAGATTGCGTTCAAAATCGTTGATGGCTCGACCAGATACGCAGACCTGACGGGCATTTATGAGCAGTTAGGCGAAGCTATTAACCTGCACAACGAGAGAAGTGATTTTATTCCGATGTGCGATGGTATAGACAGCTACATCCGCAGACTGGATGATAAGCCGGAGTATATTAGCACAGGGCTTAAAGTGCTGGATAACAACTTGCATCTTGTGCTGGGCAATTTCGTTGTGATCGGTGGCAGACCGTCTGCTGGTAAGACTGCTCTATCCCTGCAACTTGCCTGTGAAATAGCCAAAAACGGACGTAAGGTGGCATATTTCAGCCTAGAGACAGACCCAGACACACTCTACTCTCGTATTATCGCAAACCAGCTAGGTGTACCGCTGCACACGGTTAAAAACAAGACCGTCAGCATTGACGAACTTGACCGACTGGCAGCCATCAAGAAATATCCGCTATTCGTCCGCTCTGCCGCTGGTAAGAGTGTTGGATGGATTAGAACGCAGTCCATCAGGATGCAAGCCAAAGTGGTTTTCATCGACTATTTGCAGCTTATCCATCAAGCCGGAGCGAAAGACCGATACAGTGCCGTCACGGAGATTAGTATAGCGCTGCATGAGTTTGCACAGTCCACGGGAACACTGGTGGTAGCACTTGCACAGCTCAATCGAGAGACCGCAAGAGCAGGCATCCCACCGACTGCCGCAGACTTGCGAGAATCCGGGCAAATCGAGCAGGACGCAGATGCTATTATCCTGCTGGCACAGAAAGTGAAAACGCAAAAGAGACCAGAAGAGCACTATCACTTTGCGCTTGAGAAGAACAAAGAGGGCAACGTGGGGTCACTGGACATCACGTTCCAGATGGAGACGCAGCAGTTCAAAGAATGCGTGTGGATGTAACGAGAGGAGAATAAATATGAAATACCGCAAGAAGCCAGTTGTTATCGAAGCATTCAAGCTCAATGCACGAGGACTTGTTGGAGAAGATTGGTTCTGGGATGCAGTAAGTAGCAATGATATTATCACGCATGATTTCGGAAAGTTTTACGATGACCCTGCGTGGTGCGAGATTAAAACGCTTGAAGGGACTATGATTGCGAGAACAGGCGATTATATCATTCGTGGCGTAAATGGCGAAATCTACCCGTGTAAACCTGACATTTTCGAGAAAACATACGAAGCGATTGAGTGATAGTAGCCTAGCATCGCTTCTGCGCTCATATCGTCACAGTAGAATAGGCAAGAAAAACAGATAACAGGGTCTGGACGATAAAGTTACCGTCTGAACCCAGCAAATATTTTTCGCTACACAAAATACAGGAGAAATATGAAAATTGGATTGATTGACGTAGATGGGCACAACTTCCCAAACCTTGCATTGATGCGGATTTCAAGCTATCACAAGGCAAAAGGGGATGAAGTAGAATGGTGGTGGAGTGATTTTATCCACTATGACATTGTGTACATGAGTAAGATTTTTTCAGACGTGTACAGCCCTGACGTGCCAGAGCCATTGAACGCTGACAAGGTGATTAAAGGCGGCACAGGATACGCAATCCGCACGGTGGACGGCAAAGAAATGTTCGATAAATCGAAAGACGTTGATTTACCGCCTGAAATCGAGAAGTCTTTCCCCGATTACAGCATTTACCCACAGTTCCCGTTTGCAGTCAGCATGACAAGCCGGGGATGCCCAAGAGGGTGTTCTTTCTGCCATGTTGCAGCAAAAGAGGGAAGATGTGCCATAAAAGTGGCAGCCTTTTGTTTTTGCCAACTCCACGAGAAAGCCTGTTCTAAGGCGTTTTAGATGCCAGACTATAACTTTATCGACTTCATCGCAAAAACACGCCACAGACGCTCGTAGAAGGCTCTCCGTTGATGCTGATAGCACATCTCGAACTAGACCGTGCGATTAGACCGATGTAGGGGCGGGGAGAACGGCTTTTTGAGGTCCGACGTAAAAGTTATCAGGTCAATCGTAAAAACGCGGCAGACAGACTCTTACACGCCTTTCCCGCGATGATAGTAGCCAGATGAACGGATGCCAACGACTATTCGTCGAATCGCAGGGCAAAGCAAGGCAGAAGCAAAGAATGACCACGACTATCAGCGTGATGCGTTTGCATGCAAATGGATGCACATGATGCGTTCGCATCCAATCTTCCCCCCTTTCTTCCCCCTCTTTCCCCTACAACCCCTATTACCCCCTATAATCCCCCTAACTCCCCCCTCAAACAAATAAATTGTTTGAGGCCCCCACGCCAAAATGGTGCGACAACTGCGACAACTGAAAATGACAACCAAATATTTTGCAAAGGTTCTTTCTCCCTGCAACCCTCTATCTCCAAAACTATACCGTTAGCCAGCAGAGCAGACCGTAACCAGCATCTTCTGTCAGGTTCTTATTGGCTGAATATAGGCAGATCGTCTAGCTAACCTCTACGTTACGTCACCCTCTATCGTCCGGCGCACCGCGCCGACCGGGTGACCTCTAACGGTAACAGCATCTAACCTGCATAGGGTAATAGCATCTAATCAATCAACTGCTACGACTATTTCACATGGAGAATTGATTTCATTTTGCAGTCGGTTGAATATGTATAAATGTTGCATTGAATATTCCTAGTAGAATGCTATGGATTGAATGAGATACCATAGTGCGTTACTGGGAATTAAATCGAGCAGGAACAGACAGAATCGGATGGTATGAGTTATTATACGAAATAATCCGTGATTATCAGGAGTAACTATATCTGTATACTATAATAAGTACGGTTATTATACGAAATATACATAACTACCGGAAGAATAAATTATGCGAAATTGGAACGAGAGATGATTTTGGGAGTGGTCGGATGACTTAGCGACTATCGCGCCTCTCTTTCTCTAAAAGACGAACGACTATTTCGCACAAAAAATACATGACTATTTGACGATGATTCGCAAGAAAGTGCTGCTGTTATTGCTTTACGACTATTAGCAAACTGTTCGTTAATATACTATATATAGGACTTTCAAAAGCTAGTCGTCTGACGACTTTACGACTATTTTACGACTATTTTATTGGAGAAACTGCGACTATTTGCTACGACTATTCCAGAAGCTGTTACGACTATTCCAGCCGAAACGTTGCGACTATTGCTGACCTCTATTAGCTATCGGGCGAAAGCCCGAAAAGAGATGCGGCGGTAGCCGTCAATGGTTCCGCGCCGCCCGCCGCGCCCCTGCTGCTGGACTGTCCCACCGGGTGGAGGGTGTGCCCTGACCGCTGACCCGGTGCCAGATTGCAAGCCGTCGGGCTTGGGAAGTATCGAGACGCCGCCGGGCTGACCCTGTACAGGTGGAGACGCTGACCCCTCAGCGGGTGCGCCGGGCCTGTACTGCTGACACGCTGCCAGCACTTGCCAGCAATCCACAGACGGCAGCAGCTGACCCCGCCGGGCTGGCATGAATCCATAACAGGGGCGCACCCTTATATACCTTATTATAATAGGGCGGCTGTGCTGAGCTGTACAGCGTCCGGCGTGGCGCTGGTATCTGGTATCGGTGTAGTGCATTTGGGCGCGTGTGTGTGCTCTAACGTGTCGCAGACGGTGCAGTATAGCAGGATACACCCGCCATACAGTAGCAACAAAACGCGGCAAACAGCCGGAAAAGCGTCTGTAAAGCCCTGTGCGCTGTTTTGCGCTATGGGTGGTATAACTCATTGATGAAATAAAAGCCGCTGTAAACGCTTGTATGGGGCTGCGCCGCAGCAGGGCAAAATAAAAGCCCTGCACCCTCAGCAGATGCAAGGCAAAAGAAAAAGCCCGGCCATTTCTGACCGGGTGGAGTGCTTTTTATTTTGACGCCTTAAACAGCGCCGAGAAAAACCAAAAAACGAACAGGATACAAGAAAAAATCACTTGTCGCACCTCCATCAAACCACGCTAAAACGCTTGTATGTGGTGCGCTTGCTGCACTCTGCATAAATATCCGGGTGTGCTGCCTGTAAAAGCTTGCTATCAAGTCGGACGCTTTGCACATCCTTGTAAATGGCCTTTGCAGTGCCCTGCACCATTTTGGGTGCGCCGTGCATCATGTCAATGATTTCAGCCTTTACAGCGTCATTCATTGCTTCAAGCTCTTCAATTAACCGCTTATTTTCGCGGTATGCGTTCACCTTTTCTTCGAAAGTCGTCATTTTTATACCTCCATAAAAAGATGCAAGCCAGAATTTGCTTTTTTGTGCCGCTCAAAATCGGCCTGCGTACCGTGTCCAAAATTAAAAGCGCCTGCAATGCGTTCCGCGTCCCATACACTATAAGCACCGGCACGGATAGCGGCTTTTACGTTGCCGCGATACTCTGCAGCAAGTTCCGGCTTGTAAATATCGATTGTCATTTTTTCGCCCTCCTCAGCTGTTTAAAAAAGCAATCATAACGAGTGCGCCGCTGATCATGCCGCCGATGTACCAGAGGGCGGCCCACTGGGCAAAATCAAGAGTAATCATTTTACTGCACCCCCTTGCAATACAGGCCGTTGGTGCGGCAGATGGTGCGGATACGGTTGCAAGCTTGGTACAGTGCGCGGGCTTGCACGTCAAGCCACGTTTCCCGGCTGTTTGGTTCATACGCTCCGCCGTGCTTGCGCTTGAGTTCAGACGGTGTGCATACGCGCTCAGCAATCTGGCCATCATAGTAGAGGGAACCGCCGCCGTTGCTGTACTGCTCCCAGCAGCTTGCACCGTTAAGTGCCCACTGTTCAAGCTCTGCGCCGTCAAGGGGTAAGCGCTCCGCGTCGTTGGCGCTCCACTGGATATCTTCCAGCAGGTCGAGAGCGTACAACGTGACGGCCTTATCCCATGCGCTGCGATCGTGGCGGGCGTTGAGTTCGGCGCGAATTGTTTTCGTGAGTGCGGTATAATCAATGGTCTGTTTCATGGTTTTGTCCTCCTGTTTTGGTGTTTCGTGATGCGTGATTTACACTTTTTAGTGTATGCTTTTGCTGACATTATAATAACACTTTTTAGTGTATTTGTAAAGTTGCACAGGCAACAAACATACACAAAAAAGTGATGATTTTTAGGCCTGTTTTGGTGTGTTGCTCAAACGTCCGTATCTGCTCAGTTTTGGACACACTGCCCGCCCTCCACCGCCCTGCCGCCGGTACGATCTGCCCGGCGTGGCCTGCCTGGTATCAAGTGCAGACCGGTGTAGCGTGTTCAGCGTCCGGGTGTGTGTGTCGTGCCTTGTGTGTGGTCTGTCTTGCATCTGGCCCGGTCTGCCTTGCTGCCTGTCGTGTGCCGTCGTTCCGGGTGCGCTGGAGTGGGCAGGGGTGCACCGGAGGGGCATATAGGGAACGCCGGGGGTGGGGCAGGTGAGCCCCGTCTCCTCCGACCAAAATAAAAAAGGCGCTTTCATTGCCAACACCCACCCCATCTTCACAAATCAGAACCCATCCGATTGTGCAAGTCTCCAAATTTTCCGAAAAATACAAAAAGGCCCCTCTCCCGGTCTAATCTGTGCTATACTTGACCGTAAGAAAGGGGCATTGTAAAATGGCAAAACTCGTAAAGTGTAAACACTGCGGCGCAAGGATAGCCGTTACCGCTAAAACCTGTCCGCAGTGTGGTGGAGAGAATACACCTCCAAAGCCAGCTTATAAGCGGCTGTGGTTCAAAATCCTTATGGTAATGTTCGTATTGGCTTTTATTATGGATTTGGTAAGCCCTCGTAACAAAACAGATACTGCGGCTAGCTCTGAAAGCGAAAAACCAACATCATCCGTTGCATCATCTGTAAAGACAGAATCTGAAAATCCGTCTGTTGCTTCGGAAGAAACCGTAAAAGAGAACGGCTCTATTGTTTTAGTTGATGAAGTTCTTGGTGATTATGGAAAAGAAGAAACGAACAAGAGTGGCTATAAATATATCTGGTACATGGTTCCGACTGGCACATACGAAGTTGAGAATCAAAACAAAGAAGCGACAGTATTTGTGGTGTCTGATGCAAATTCTGACGATGTGAGTGATGTGCTGAAATTTGAAAAAGCTGGCGAAAAGCAGAATGTTACCGTTAAAAACGGCTACCATATCGAACTTTCGATTAGTGCGGAAGTCTTGCTAACACCAGTTGAATAAAGGGAGGAATCACAAAATGAGCTTTATAGGAGCAATAATCGCATAACACAAAAAAGCCAGCGGCTAGATGTTCTCTAACCACTGGCTTTTCTTATGGGCTATTTACGATTTAAGTGTTGGAAACATGATAGGAGCGCTGACTTCTTCCTTTTCCCTGAGAATGTCGAGCAAGCAATCATTGTATCCCATTGAATAGCTGTCCTCGCAAAAATGTTGTATGGACGTTGCTAGCGCTACACTTACAACTTCTCTTGACCGCTTATCCTCTGGCATGATGATTTCTAATGCCTGATTAAGGATTTCATGGCTTTTTTCTAAAACGGCTTTGTGCTCTTCATTCTCAGCTTGTAGCCGAAACATTTCTTCCGAGTAGTCCATCAGCACGTCTCCATTCTGATTTGCTCGCCAACAGGCAGATAGCCCGCTTCTTTGAGCTTGCTGTAAATGAACTTCTGACCGGCTCTTGTCCAGCGGGTGACCTCTTTCGTCTTGCCGTTCGGCAGCTCGATCGGATGCCCGACAACGTATCCGTTGCCAAGATACTTCTGGTAAGGAATCCACTGCTTGTTCACTGTATGCTGGATGCCAAGCTCTCTAAGAATCTTGTTCAGCTTTCGTGCGCTCATGCCGTAGTTCATGGCAATCTGCGTGGTAGTCAGGCTTTCATCGGAAAGTAGCATCGCTTTTGCGTAATCGGAATCAGGCTTCATCTTGGCGTTTTCCGCTTGCAGAGCCTTTACTTTCTTACGCTCCGTATCGATAACACTGTTAGCGGCGATCAGAGCGCGGCTCAACAGCATTTCCGTGGATTCAGGCTCCGGGTTAGTGAGTTTCTGCTCCATCTGATTGAAAGCATCAATATACTTGAGTTTCCATTCAAGGGCTTCCTTGCCGGTAAAGCCAAACGTAAGTAAACTGAATCCATCCCTGTTCATGAGGTACATCGGGTACTGTTTACCACGATTTTCAAACGTGGTTTCGTAGAACATGGATTTGGTGGCACAATTTTGTGCCGCCAGTTCTTCGATTGAACGCAAAACCGTTTTGTGCTCTTTACCGAAATGTTCTGCTACTTCACGGCTGGACACGACAACCTGTCCGTTTTCGCTGATGAGATTGATAGCATATTTAACCTTTTGTTCCATAAAAACTCCTATGGTTCTTGCGGAACAAGCCAATTCCTGCTATAATAAGGCTGGAACAGCTTGTTCCAGTGGTTTTGATGATACGTTCGCTGCTGTCGGCAAACTTTAGCGAGCGTATCATTTCTTTTCATTAAGCATCGGATGAAGCAAGAAGAACGATTCTCGCAGCGCAGAAGACAAGGAAACCATGTTCTTGATGCAGTAGTCTTGCAAGTGATTGAACTGGCGTTCCGTCAAGCTGATAGTTAATGTGCGATTGTATCTCTCAGCATAAGGATTGCTCATATTAGCCCACCCCCTTTCGATTGTTGGTGATATTAGTATAACTATGTTTTGTGCCAAGTCAAGGTATGAAACACTATCCGTAGTACTGCTATCTGTACTATCTTCCCGTTTTCTATATTTTGCACAAAACTTAGCTATCCTTTTTGGATGCTCCCGCTTCGTACCCTGCCCGGTAGTTCAGTTCGGACAGCTTACCCAGCGCTTCTGCGTACTCCCTGTCCTCGCTGGTCGGCTCTTTGCCGTGTGCGAGGGTTTTCAGAAATTCTTCGGTTGTCGTGGGAAAGTTCATGTTTTTTGCTCCTAACTCTTGCGGAGAGCAGCCCTTTTTGGTATAATAGATTCCGAAAAGGGAGACTGCCCCCTTGGTGGTTGCAGGTTCTCGTTTCGTGATGTGGATAAGCTATCAGCGTTGCCGTCCAAAGTTCCGCTGGTAGCTTATTTTTTTATGCCTTGATGTTCTCAACGTAGGATGCTACCCACTCGATACCCATGCGGATAACATCAACCTTTGAGATGCCCAATGCCTTTGCGCTGCTTTCCATGCTTGCGATCTGGCTCTCTGCGAGCCGGGTGCTTATCATGCGCAGCTTATCACGTTCCGAGGTTTCTGCTCGTCTTGCCAAGCCTATCACCTCGCTTTCGCTGGAACAAGTATAAAGCGTGAAAATATGCTTGTCAAGACCCAAAGTTTTACGGAAATGAAGTTTGGAAGAATTACTCATTATTATAGAAAATTTTCTACCTGATTGTGATTAACTAAGTAAACACCCTTATACTACTCTAGTATGTATAAATACATACTAGAGTATATTTATATATTATATGAGCATAGAGCTAATTTGGCTTACACTAAAAAGTGTTGACAGCTACATTAAAAAGTGTTACAATGGCATCAAGAAAGAGAGGATGCCTGTATGCAAAGCAATAAAATTGTCAAAGAGTTGATAGATTATGCTAGAGCTGGAAACCCGCACAAGACTTGGGCTTGGTGGGCGAACGAACTTGGACAGGAACGTCCTTCTTGCGTGACTGAAAGATTGAGGGGAAATGGCCTTTCGGTTAAAACTCTCGTGAAATTTTGCTGGCTGCTTGGTTATCGTGTTGTAATCGAGCCGAAAAGTGATGAACCTGTAAAAGACGGCTGCTACTTGGTTGATGATGGGCTGGAAGAATTTAAGAACGATTATTTTGTTCGAAAAGCAAAAGAGCTTAAGGAAAAATCCACGCTTTGAAAAGGACGGTGAACCAGAATGATCTACGGTTATGCTCGTGTCAGTTCCGCTGGACAGGCGATTGACGGCAACAGTCTTGAAGCCCAGTCGGAACTTCTGAAAGCCAACGGAGCGCAGAAAATCTTTTCGGACGTTTACACCGGAACGAAGCTGCATCGCCCGGAACTAGACAAGCTAATGGCTGAAATCCAGCCGGGAGATACGCTGATCGTGGCGAAGCTTGACCGTATTGCCCGTTCCGCTAAGAATGGTCTTGAATTGATAGACCAGTTCATTGATAAGGGCGTTTCTGTGAACATCCTGAACATGGGGGTTATGAACAACTCCCCCACCGGCAAGGTTATTCGCACGGTGATGCTTGCATTCGCCGAGTTTGAGCGTGACATGATTGTTGAACGTACCAGAGAGGGCAAGAAGATTGCTAGCCAGCGTCCCGATTACAAAGAAGGTCGCAAACCAACCGAGTATGACCGCAACCTCTTTGACGTTCTCCATGAGCAGGTGGAGAAGCGCATTCTCACGGTCACGGACGCTGCCAAACAGCTTGGCGTAACCCGCCAGACATGGTATCGGATTGCTGAACAGAACAGGTGAAAGGAGTAAGAGCCTATGGATAAGTGGAACAACAGAAACTCGTATGACTGGCTTGCAGGGGCAGTCGTTGGATTGCTTACCGGGTTCTTTATCGTAGTTGTGGTTGCGAGGTGCGTTTTGTGATACTCAGTGACAACATGAAGCATCTGATCGACACGCTGAACACCTATGAGCCAGACCTTCCGAATGGATTCTATTCCGTAAAAGCCCTGCAAGACAAGCTGGATTTCACGGCACAGTTCGTTCTTGAATCTCTTGCCAACGATGGATTGATACGCTGGGGCGATACGCAGCACACGGCGTTCTGGCTGTTGGAACGTGCTAGGAACTATAAGAAAATCCACAAGCTGGAAAAGATTGAACAGTGGAAAGAACGTGCAATAGGCTTTGCTTGCGGCGTTCTGACAAGCGTTGTCGCAGGGGCGATTAGCATTGTGCTAGCTGGCGTTTTCAGTTGACATTGTTCGCAACCTAGAATAAAACCGAATATTTGATTTTTGTGCAGTTGTAGGCACTCTTTACATTTTCAGGTAGGGGGTGCCTATTTTTTTATGCAGTCAAAACAGTGTATCGCCATCATTGACAGCATCAAAGCGTATGCAAAGCAGAATCCGACAGAAGCACAGGTCTACGAGGACTGGTTTCAGGCGGTCGTGAACCTGAGAGATGCTTTGCCGCAAGACAAGCGGTTCGATGCCTACAAATATTCTGGGGAGCTGCGTTCTGTCTGTGCAGCCATGATGGGCAAGATGAAAACAGGCGAGGACGTGGCGAAGGTCTATGACATTATCGGCCGGACGTACCTGTTTGAAGCAAAAGATGTGTTCGACAGTTATTGCATCTACCTTGAATGGAACCGTGCGCCGGAGAAGAAGTTCTATCAGCCCAGACGCAGAGTGCTGAAAGTGCTGGCAGACGACCTAGAGGACTTGTTTTATAAGCGGATAGATTTCTTGGGGGTCAGTCTTCCGGCTCGCGTAGGTAAGAGTACGCTGTGCATTTTCTTCATCACATGGCTTATGGGAAACCGCCCGGACGTTGCATCGGTTATGAGCGGACACTCCGACAAGCTGACAAACGGCTTCTATGGCGAAGTGCTGTCCATCATCACTGACCCTGTGACTTACAATTGGAGCAAAATCTTCCCTGACGTTCAACTTGTGGACAAGAGCGCAAAGGACGAAAGCGTTGACCTGAACCGAAAGAAGCGCTTCCCCACCCTGACTTGTCGCTCTATTGGCGGCACGCTGACTGGCGCTGTTGAAATTGGCGAGGGCGGCGTTCTGTACAGTGATGACCTGATCGAGGACTTGGAGGAGAGCCTGAATGTTGAGCGTCTGAATAACAAGTACGATGCCTACCTGAACCAGCTGAAAGACCGCAAAAAGCAAGGCGCATTAGAGCTGATGGTCGGCACACGCTGGAACGTGCTTGACCCTCTGGGGCGCATCCAGAGCCAGTATGCGGACAATCCTAAGTACAGATTCCGGGTGATTCCCGCTGTGGACGAGAATGGACACAGCAATTTCAATTATGACTACGGCGTGGGATTTGACGATGCTTACTATGCCGACATGAAAGCCAGCATTGACGATGCAACATGGTGGGCAAAGTACATGGGCAAGCCTTATGTGCGTGAAGGCCTACTGTTTCCTGCCGATGAACTGCGATATTTTAATGGCGTTCTGCCTGATGGTGAGCCCGATCGCAAGCTCATGGTTATGGATATTGCATGGGGCGGCGGGGACTTCACCGCTTGCCCTATCGCCTATGTGTATGGTGATGCCGTGTTCATTCCTGATCTTGTGTTCAATAATGGCGATAAGACCGTGACTAGACCGGAAGTCGTGGGCAAAATCATCCAGCACAAAATCAATGTGGTGCGTGGCGAAGCCAACAACGGCGGCGATGAATATTGTGACGTGGTAGATAGCCAGCTCCGGCAGCAAGGCTATCACTGCTCTGTCCGCAGCCAACGTGCGCCCAGCGGTCAAAGCAAGCTGTCAAGAATCATCCAGTATGCGCCGGACATCAAACGGTTCTATTTCCTTGATGAAAAGCACCAGTCGAAAGAGTACAAGGCGTTCATGGAGCAGGTGACGATGTTCACGCAGCTTGGCAAAGTTCCGCACGATGATGCACCGGACAGTCTGGCACAGCTTGCCGATGAATTGTATAACGGAATCAGTAAAATCGAGCCTGTCAAGCGTCCATTTTGATTAAAAACACAATATATTGTGTTCGCTGGGTCTATTTATTTGATTTCACCACTTGACAAGGCTTATAATGTACACAGGAAGTTTTGCAGCTTCCTCTAAGGAATAGCCCGGCATAGCGAGGTTTTGTCATTTTTACTCGCTTTCGTGTCAATGAGCGTGTTCCTCCTTTACCGGCGAATGCTTTTCACTCTTTCCATTCGCCGGGTTTATATGTTGCGTTCCCTGCTGGCTGGGAATGTCAGAATACTCCCCCTCTTCTGGCAAGCAACGGTTCAATTCCGTTACGCAGCACAACTAACTACCTAGCTTTGCATGGACTTATTCTCCAAAACCTCCACCGCTATTCCCGGCTCTCAATGTAATGTTTAGGCATGACATTGCAAAGAGCAGCGGTTAAACAATTAAGCCGGGTTTCTATGCTGCATTAGCTCAGGACTAGAGCACCCGACGCATTGCCGGACATACATTGGTTCAAATCCATTATGCAGCACCAAAATTGCAGCTGACCCGTTTACGTCTGTCCGACAACTGAATGCAAAGGCTGCAATGGCTTTCTCCGGGCGGAGAATAGCATGACCGGAAGTGCGAACAGTTTCCCGGTGGCTTCTGACGGGTCTGTGCCAAACAGCCTGTTTCCAAAAATCCAACGAAAGGAGCGCTCATGCTAGTTAGAATCTGTTGTCCTTGTATCCGTCAAAACCCAATTTATAAGAACGTCCGCTGCAATCGCTATCTTGGCGAAGTGGACGGACGATACCATTTCAAGTGCGACAGATGCAAGGGCGTTATCGAAGGAGACACAAGGGAAGGATGGGTGAAAATCATCCATCCACCGGAAAAGTGAATAGCTTTTGAAGCGCAGTTTTGGCGCAGTGAGATAGACCTTAACAGGTTTGTCTTGCTGCGCTTTTTATTTTGCCGGAAAGGAGGAACACATGGCTGAGTATCAAATGGTCGTTGGCGGATTTTTGAATAATCCGCTGACCGGACGCAGACCGATTGAAACGCCGGAAACGGAAATCAATCGGGAAAATGTACTGAAAGTGGTAATGGGCAAAGCAGAGCCTATTCATCTGCTGAACAAGAATGAGATTCGCTTTTTGCACAACTACTACTTGGGCAGTCAACCTGTCCTCCTTCGCACAAAGGAATACCATGCTGAAATCACCAACCGCATTGTAGAGAACCACGCCAACGAGTGCGTGGGCTTCTACACAGGCTACATGAGCGGCACTCCCTGCTCTTATGTGCGGTCTGAAACGGCAACTGGTGACGGTGAGGAAATCGCCCGCCTGTCCAACGCCTTGCAGTACGAGGGCAAGGATGCGCTTGATCGGCGGCTCTGGCAGTGGATGTTAGAGTGTGGACAGGGATACCGCATTGTTCTTCCTGACAGGGGGTACAACGGCAACTACCCGGACGAAACGCCCCTATTGGTGGACGTTCCCGACCCGGACATGGCGTATGTGATTTACAATTCCGGCATCGGTCACAAGCCCATTGCCAATGTGCTACACATCCCACGCAATTATCAGAATGACCTAAACGACTTGATTTGCGTGTATACGCCAAACCAGTATTTTGAAATCGACAACGGCAAGGTTACAAAGTCTGAAAATCACTCCCTCGGAATGCTGCCGATGGTCGAATACAAGCTGAACCCGGAGCGGATGGGGCTGTTTGAACCGGCTATCCCTGTGCTGGATGCTATCAACGACCTTGAAAGCAACCGTTTGGACGGTGTGGCGCAGTTCATCCAGTCCATCATGGTGTTTACCAACTGCCTTGTGGACAAGGATGCGCTTGACCAAGTGAAGGAACTTGGTGCAATGTGCCTGAAATCCACTTCTGGTCTGCCCGCTTCTGTTTCTCAGATTGCAAACGAGCTTGACCAGCAGCAGAGCCAGACCCTGCTTGATTCTATGTTGAACGTGTATCGCAGTCTGACTGCTATGCCTAGTGCCACTGGCAGCGAGAACGCAACGTCCGACAATGTGGGCGCAGTTATTGTCCGCAACGGCTGGAATCACACCGAAGCAAGGGCGCAGCAGTACGAGAATATGTTCAAGTACGCTGAACGCCAAAGCCTGTCTGTAATGCTGAAAATCCTGCGTGATACGGCTGGTTCTAAGCTAATGGCAAGTGACATCAATATCAAACTGCCACGCCGTCAGTACGACAACCAGCAGAGCAAGGTTCAGATTTTCGCGCAGATGCTCGGTCAGCCCATTGATCCGCAGTTGGCGTTCACTACGCCCGGTCTGTTCCCTGACCCGCAGGCTGCTTACGAAATGAGTAAGCCCTTCCTGATTGCCGCTGGCAAGCTGGGCGAGGACGGGAAAGCACCGAAGCCGCAGGAACAGCCCGCAGACCATATTGCCGACAACAGCAAAATGGTTGGCGAACAGGCTAATGCAAAGGAAGGAGGACAAAAATGAAGAAGCTGTTTATTTCTTGCCCGATGAAGAATCGGTCGGAAGAAAATATTCGGATGACGTTTGACCGTTTGCACAAGATTGCCGAAGCAGTGTACGGTGAAAGCCTTGAGGTTATCCCGACCTATATCGAAGATAACCCGCCTAAGTGCAAAACTGAAGGGCTTTGGTATCTTGGCAAGAGCATCGAACTTCTCGCACAGGCTGATTATTTTATCGGCATTTGCGGCGATAACGCCTTTCAGTATAACGGCTGTACTGTAGAAATTGATGCTGCAAAGTTGTATGGCGTTCCGGTCTATCTTGTTCCGACCGTTTTCGCCGCTCCTGATGCTGCGAAAGAAGAACTGGTTTACAACGGCGCAGGGGAACAAATCGACTAAAAATCAATCCGCATAAGCGGGCTGATATATTCCGGCAGGGAAGCCGGGATACAAATTTCGCAGCGTTGCAGGGAAGCAACGGTAAAAAAACGCAGGAGGAAATTAACGATATGAAACTCAATGTGTTGCTTGGTGATGCCTACAAAGAGGGCATGACCGCCGATGAAATCATTTCTGCGCTTGAAAAGGTTGCAGACCCTAACGCAGAGGTCGAGAAGCTGCGCAACGCCGTGACAAAAGCCAATGGCGAAGCTGCTGAGTACAAGAAGCAGCTCAAAGCAAAGCGTACTGATGACGAGAACGCCGCACAGGAACAGGCTGACAAGCTGGCAGAAATGCAGAAGCAGATTGAAGCCCTGACTGCCGACAAGGAGAACCTCGTCAAGGAAAAGACCCGTGCATCTTACCGTGAGAAGTTCGTTGCACAGGGTTATGACGCTGAACTGGCTGGCAAGGCTGCATCCGCGCTGGCTGACGGCGACATGGACAAGGTGTTTAAGTTCCAGTCGGAGTTTATGACCGCCCATGACACCGCATACAAGGCTTCTCTGCTGAAGGATATGCCCACACCTCCGGGTGCGGATGGCAATGGTAACAGCGCAGATAGCGTAGGTGTTGCCTTTGCTAAACGATTCGCACAGGAGCGTGCAGACGCAAACAAGACATCGAGTGACGCAATGACTGCTTTCCATTAAGGAGGAAAACATGAAGTACACCAATACTCCGGTATCGGCTCCTGAAAGCACTATTCTGGCTGCTGATACCTACGTTGCCATTCCCTTTACCGTCAAGGAAACCAATGCCGTTCCGGCTGGTTATCCCATGGCAAAGACTGGTCTGAAAGCTGCTGCCACTACTGGCACTAGCACTGCTGACGCAGCTACCGATGCCATTGGCATTCTGCTGCACACCGTTGACCCTGCCGTCAACCCCAATGGCGCGCTGCTGATTCAGGGCGTTATTGATGTGGACAAGGCAAAGCTGTCCGGCTTTACCTATTCTGCAAACGATATTGCCGCTCTGAAAAAGGCTGTTCCTGCCGTTTTCTGCCGTACTGATGTTGGCGCAAAGAGCGAGTAAGGAGGACTAAATTATGGCACTGAATCTGAATGAAATCTTCTCCCCCGCTGCGATTGCCGCCTATTGGACGAATGACCCGACCAATGCGCAGCCTTATGCTTCCGATGCTTTGTTCCCTGCCCGTAAGAAAGTCAGTATGGAACTGAAGTGGCTGCGTGGTCACAAGGGCGTTGGCGTTTCGCTGAAGCCTAGCGTGTTCGACACTAAGGCTACGTTCCGTACCCGTAAAGGTATTCAGGTGACGGAGACGAATATGCCCTTCTTCCGTGAGGGTGTGCATATCGACGAGAGCGACCGTCGCAAGATCATTTCTGTTTTGGCTACCAATCAGGAGTTTGCAGCAGATGTTATCAATCGTGTCTACGACGATACTGCACAGCTTATCACTGGTGCTCGCATCGTTCCTGAGCGCATGGTATGGCAGCTTCTGGCTCCCAAGAATGGCAAGCCCGGCATTTCTATCGAATCTAACGGCGTGAGCTACGTCTATGATTATGACCCGGATGGCACTTGGCAGCAGTCCAATTACAAGGCTCTGGCTACCAAGGAGAAGTGGGATGCTCCTACCACTGCAACCCCCATCGCCACGATGACTACTGCCGCAAACACTGTTCTTGCGAACACTGGCGAAGTCATTGCCGAAGCCTACATGAATACGAACACCTTCCACAAGATGATTGCTGCGGATGAAATCAAGAACCGGTTCCTGACGGTCATGAAGACCACTACCGCCGTTCTGGTTGATTCCGAAGCACGTTCCGTTGTTGAAAGCGCATCCGGCATCCGCATCCACCTGTATGACAAGATGTTCAAGCCGGAAGAGACCGCTGCCGCCGAGAAGTATCTGCCTGATGGCTATGTTGTGCTGGCTCCTTCTGGTTCTCTGGGCAATATGTACTACGTTGCGACCCCGGAAGAGGTTGACCTGATGGCTGGCATTTCCAACGCACAGGTCTCCGTTGTGAACACCGGCGTTGCCATTACTACAAAGCAGGAAGCCCATCCTGTCAGCACCGACATTATTGCTTCCGAAATCGTCCTGCCATCCTTTGAGCGCATGGACGCTGTGTACTGCATCAAGGCTTACTAAGGCGAAAGGAGGAAAGCAGCATGGGAGACCAGTATTCCGAAGCGGCAGTCAAGCTGGGGCGGTACATTGCTCCTGCACTTGACCGTGAAGTCACGGACGAGGACTACCCACTCTTCGACCTGCTGCTTGATTTTGCCAAAGACAAGATATTTGCGCAGGGTTACCCTTTCGGCAACAAACCGGACGAGTTGCCCTCGCAGTATCAGTCGTTGCAGATACGCATTGCAGCGGAACTGTACAACCACATCGGCGCAAACGGACAGACGAGCTATACCAACAACGGTATCACTCGTGTGTGGGAAAGCTCCGATGTGGCGCAGTCCCTGCTGAACGAAGTGGTTCCGAGAGTAGGTGTTATCGGCTGATGTTCAATGGAAGCCCTCTGGACAAGCGCCCGCTTTGGTATTCAAACCCCATCGGCGAGAAAGAACCTGTTGTGGACGAATGGGGAAATGAAACTGGCGAGACATCGCAGACGTGGAGTGACCCTGCAAAGCTGATGTTGAACGTCAGCCCGCCTACTGGTTCTGCTGAAGCAAGCCCTTTTGGGGCGTTCACGGATTACAGCTATGTTGTCAGTTCGTCGAGCAAAAAGCGCAACACACCGCTTTACGAAGGTACACACGTCTGGTTTCAAACGGACGTTTCAAAGCCTTTCAATTACACTGTGGTCAAGGTCGCAGAGCATATTACAGACACGCTGTATGCGCTGAAAGAGGTGGCTGCAAGTGAAAATTAAAGTGAGGCTGAGCGATGCCGGACTTCGTGATGCGGAACGTCAGATACAGGAGTACAAGACCACCCTGAACAAAAAGGCGCAGGAGTTTGCAAAGGCGTTGGCTGACAAAGGGCTTGATGTGGCGAAAGTTCGCTTTGCCAATGCAGAATATGCCGGTAACAACGATGTCTCTTGCCGTGTTGAGCAAAACGGGAACACCTGCACCATCATTGCAGAGGGCAAGGCAGTTGCCTTTATCGAGTTTGGCACTGGCGCACATCACAACGGATATGGTGGCGAACTACCGCCTGGTGTTGGTGCACATGGCTCCTACGGTCAAGGCAAGGGTGCTGGCAGACGTTGGTACTACTACGGTGACCCCGGTAATGCCGGAACCTATGTGGATACTGTTCCCGGCAAGGGGCAGTTGAATTACACCGATGGCAACGAGCCAGCTATGGCTATGTGGGGGGCTGTTGAGGAAATGGCTTCTCAAGTCGAAGCAATGTGGAGGGAGGACTTCTTGACG